GGAACGCGGCAAACGGCGACAGGACGCTAACTGAGATATCGCCAGGGGAGTAGTCCTCGAAGAGCCCGGCCCTGTCCTTCTCCTGCTTGATTGCCTGAGAAAGCATCTGCTCGGGGATGACGCGGCGGTTCTGCGCATCCGACAGGTAGAAGCGATCAGGCTCCCCCTTGAACGGATCCCATGTGATCTTGAGGAAGGACGAGCCGCAGACGGCCTTCCACAGCGTGGACATCATGAGATGCCACTCGAAGTCGGTGACTTCGCGGATGTGATCGAAGACGCGCTCGGCGAGCTGCGCGAGTTCGCGGTCGCGGCTGGTGCCGGTGGGCGGGCGGCAGCGGAACTCCGCGTTGACCGCGAGCACCTTCGCGCAGGCGGCGAGCACGCGCGAGCGAATGAGGTTGACCTTGTAGTGCGTCGCCGCCTCGGGGTCGTCGATGCCGGCGTCGAACAGGCGTCCCTGCTCGAAGAAGAAGCGTTGCTTGCCGCTCCAGAAGGCGACGTTCGAGATCCACGATTCCTCGAGTGCGAGGCGCTCGAGACGCGACTCGTGGAGACCGACACGCTTGTCGATCATCTCGATCAGATTGCCTTCGTCGAGCTTCATCCTGCTCCTGCGTGGCGGCGAGGCAGAGTCGCGCGCCCCATGGTTTCCTGCGCCACCTTCTCGCGATCAGTGATCTCCATGGCGCCCGCGACGGCGGCGGCCTGCGGCCTTTCGCTGCTGGCGAGGATCGCCTTCAGCAAGTCGCGGTTCTGGTCGGCGAGGCGGAGATTGACGCGCACCAACGCCCATGACACCGCCGCGACGGGCAGCGCGCATGTCAGCGCGACGATCGCCAGCACTCCGAACTCCCAGCCGTTCAACGCATCATCCATGGTAGAGCTTTCGCTTCTTGGGCTTGGCGGTAAGACGCTTGTCGTACGCAGCCCAGTAGCGTTCCGACTCTGTCCTAGGCACTACAGGCTCAGGACGCAATAGGCCCCTTGTCCATGACTGATCACGGACAGCGAGCGCAATGCCGTATGCAATGACCATATCGTCGTGTCCCCGCGACTCCATCTCGCCCTTTCCGTTCCAGCGTTGGTCGCGTAGTTCGTAGAGCAATTCCTCGTCTGGGATGTGCGCGCCTTCGTCGAGTGCGCGCTTGATGCGGTCGATGAGCAGGGGCTTGGTGGTGGAGTTGGTGTGCCAGCCCAGGACTTCGGACACCTGCTTGGAGATGGTGTCCTGCCGCTGCCGCTTGTAGATCTTCTTGTAGCCCTTGTTGATGGCTTCCATGCAGGCGGTGTAGCCGTGGGCCGAGGGGTACGTCTCGAACGCGAGCAGGGCTTCGTTGTAGTACCACGACAGCCAGGCGCACTTCGGCCCCCACACGTGCGGGTCGTCGCGTTCCTTCCAGCGCGCGACCACCTCGCAGGTCTCGCCCTCGATGACCACGATGACGGCGAAGTCCCCTCGAGCGAGTCCGCCTGCGGTGTCGGACGCGGCGACGTACTTCCGGCCCTCCTCGGGATCCTTCCAGATCTGGAGACCGCCGCGCGCGTAGGGCTCGAACTTGAAGTTCATGCTTGGTCGACCTTGGCGATGCGCTCGCCGATCCAGCGCATGACCGGCACGGCCATGCTGTTGCCGAGCGCCTTGTAGCGCGGTCCATCAGGCGTGTCCTTACCGCGAGGACGGATGTCGGTGTAGCCGTCTGGGAATCCTTGCAGACGCTCGCACTCGCGGGGCGTAAGACGGCGGACGGCCATAGGAGAGAGCACGCCCTCCATCCGGCGGCTGCCCTTGTTGGCGTCTAGAGTTGCGTGAACGTGGCCCACGCGGCAACCGCTCTGTGATTCCTTGAACGCCACGACAGTCGTTGTGCTGGCCTCGCTCTGCCCAGGCGGCCTAGACCGCAGGGCGGTATGGCAATCGGTCTGGCTTGCACCTTTTTTGGCTAGCGTGCCATGAACGTCATAGGCCACCGCCATCTGCCCTCCCCCATTTGCGTGACTACCGGCGTGACCCATCGCTCGCAGGGTCGGAGCGATATCGGACGAAGCATCAGCTCCATGATCTTTTGCGCTAAATGCCATCGGCTGCGCCACCGCCATCGTGTATCCATCCTGATCAAGCGCACCCGCCTGGTCGCCGTACTGCACGGGGTCTTGGCGAGCATTGAAGCAGTCGGTGCCGATCGGCTGCATCACTGCCTGGTACCCTTGGCCCGGCTTGCCGCCGCCTCCTGTCAAGCTGCCAGCCGTGTCGCTGAGAGTTACCTTTCCCTTTTGGTTTTCATGGAAAGCCATCGCTGGCTGCTGCACCATCACCGTTGGCCCCGAAGAGCTCGAAGACGAACCTGCCGTGCCGATTTTTGCTGCAACATCGCCAGTCACGCTTCCGTTGTAGCAGTCGCTTCCAACCGCCGGCACGAACAACGATGCGCCGCCAAACGCGTGTTGGTCTTCAAGACCCTGCTTGTCGCCGTATCGTGTGTTCAGGGTGCAGGCAATTTCCGCGGGCCATTTGGCTGCATGCTGGCGACCTGACGCAGCGCCTGCGACAGAAGCTCCGGCAGGTCTTTGCCCCGCTTCTCGGCGCGGCGGAGGATTCCCGCGCAGGCTTTCGCGCTCAAAAAGAACCGCCGCGGCACGACGCCAGTCTCCAAGGTATCCGACAACGAACACACGACGGCGGCGCTGGGCCACTCCGAAGTACTGAGCGTCCAGCACGCGGTAGGCGTACCCATACCCGAGTTCGCCCAACGCGCCGAGGAAGGAACCAAAGTCCCGTCCTCCTCCGCTGGACAAGACGCCAGGGACGTTTTCCCAGACGACCCAGCGCGGACGTAGTCGTGCAGCCAGTCGGACGAACTCAAGGGTGAGCTGACCACGCGCATCGTCCATGCCTCGCCGCAGTCCGGCGACGCTGAAGGCTTGGCAGGGAGTTCCTCCGACCAGAAGGTCAACTGCTCTAGGCTCGAGGGGCCACTGATCATGCTCCGTCAGATCTCCGAAATTGGGGACTCGAGAATAATGGTGCGCGAGCACCTGCGCGGGGAACTTCTCGATCTCGGCGAAGCCGGCGGGTTCCCAGCCCAAGTGGTGCCACGCGACGGTCGCGGCCTCGATGCCGCTGCACACGGACAGGTACTTCACTCCTCGACCCTCATGCTTCCGACGAAGCGCGGCGGGTTGTCGCGCGCGAGCGCGAGCATCCTGTCGATGCAGTCCATGTCGAAGACCGGCCTGCCGGTGGACATGAACGCGATCTGCGGGCGGGAGGGATACTCCTGGTTGAACAGCATCAGGTCGTTGGCGATCTCCTTGTCGGAGAGCTTCTGCCTGCGCCACGCGAGCTGGTCGATGGAGACGGGCACGAGTCCGACTCCGACGCGGCACCACTTGTGCGGCTTGTCGACGGGGGCGGTCTTGGTCGTGAACTTGCCATCTTCGTCGAACACGAGCTTGCGTCCCTGCTTGGCCGGCACCTGCCGCCACTGGTCGTCGCTCCTCCAGCGGCGGATGTAGGTCTGCTTCAAGAGCCAGCGTTCCTCCTCGTCGAGGCTGTTCTTGATCTGCTCGGCGAGCTTCTCGGGGATGGAGCGTCCCGATCCGTAGGTGCGCGTCCAGTGGTACTCGTCGTGCTCCCACCAGGCGAAGAACACGGCGTGCCATGGATCGGTGCGTTCGAACAAGTCGATGTCGCGCTGCTTCCACGCGCGCCAGAAGTCGTCACGGAACTTCCCTTGGTCGCCATTGGCCGTGCTCTCGTCGAATCCGTAGGTGCCTGGCAACGTAGGAAGCGAAGCCATCACGCCGGCTTGCTTGCGTTCGGCGTCGGGCCAGTGCGCGGTCTCGGACAAGTGGACCATCGTCCTTGTTCCACCGCGACCTGGCTCGGGGGTTTCTGCGCTTGTGACGTGGATCTCTCCACGGATCGGGTCTGTCCATACGAGCGAGCTGGTCGCCTTGGACTTCATCTTGAAGTCCCAGTGGACCGTTTCCCCCGCTTGGGTTCTGGTCTTGACCATCGAGGTGCGGGCGGTCTCGGCGATCTGGAGCAGGAGCTTGGAGCGATCCTTGTTGTCCGCGATGATGAGCCCGCGAAAGTTCTTCTCGCGCAGGAGCTTCTCGAACATGCAGGCTTGCACGTAGGTGGAGAAGCCCATCTGGCGGGCCTTGAGGATGATGATGCGCACGGGCACGCCGGCCATCTCCATCTGCAGGATCCACGTCTCGAGCCTGCGTTGCGCGCGGTTGAGCTTGAGTGGCCCGATCTTGCCGGCCTTGTCGCGGATGGGGAAGTAGCGTTCGATCCACTCGCGGCGGGAGAGTCGCGTGCGCACGAGCCTGGCTCCATGCGCGTCGCGGACGAACTCGGGCGAGGATGCGGCGTCTCCGTACACGCCGGATGTCCTGTCGAACAGTCCGGCGTACAGGTGGTTGTCGCGGATCTGGGGATCC